AATCGTAGAAAGTTATCCAATGATCGTAGTCAGCCGGGAGGCTCCCGGTGCTGGTTCCGGAAGCAACGACTAGGTTTCCAGCCCCAGTGCTATTTGTCGAATCAATCGAGGCTCGCCACATATCGAAGTGAACCACGCCGTCTTTGCTCATCAGGCCCTCGGCTCTCAGGATGTCGGCGGATCTCTGGGCGATCTTCTGGGTCGTCATGTTGATCTTCCGGATCAACCGGGCATCCGTCAGCCAGGGCGCATGGACGCTACTGTCGTACCCAGTGATGTCCAAAATCTCACTAATTATTTGAGCCAGAGTCATGCGGAGTACGGCGATGGTTAAACCTCCTGCAAGTAGATGGCCGCTTCGTCATCCACGGCGATATAGTCCCGGCGGAACAGCTCGTTGTTGATGATCTTCTGGATGCCGTGGGAGTCGGTAATCATCCAGTCGCCAGTTTTACCGATCCTTCTGGACCCATCCAGGGTGATGCCCTTCTTGAGACGGATCGCCTCACAGACCTTCTTTCTGAACTTAGGACTCATTCAAATAACCTGAATCCTCCCCGCCGCTTCACTCTAATTGGGTTCAACCCTGATGGGCGTACTCTAAGTGGGTTCAACCCTGATGGGCGTACTCTAAGTGGGTTCAACCCTGATGGGCGTACTTTCATTGGTCCTTTTCGTAAGCGTCCCGTGGGCAAAGGTACGAGAGGTTTTGCTTTCCTAAATGTAGGTCTTCCGTTTTCTCTGTATACCTGTCCTCGTCTATATATAGTTGCCATAATTAAAATACCACCGCTGATTTAGCCTTCCTGGGACTGGATCGGACGAACCGACTCACTACCGGGATGCTTGCAAGGATTCCCTTCTTGCTCAACAACTGAGAGACAGGACCGAGCTTGGATAATTTTTTCTTCTTAGGCATTAAGTTCCTCCCAATAAGACTTCTACGTCTGCCGAATTACTGCCGTCCGTGTTGACAACCGCCAGAGAAGTCTCAGCACAACCGAGCAGGATCACCACTCCGTTGGCCGAGAACGCCTGTGACGCCCCGACCGCCGAGATGTCGTAGGTGAAGGTCCGGTTGCACCTGATGAAGATGAAATTGGCCGTTGTCAGGCTACCGAAATTCAACGTCAGCGTACCCGAGGCGGCCACCTCTCCTAGACCAGGATAGACCCACTCGTCGATGTTGAGACTCTGGAGAACATCTTCAGGGACCGCTCCCCCGGTGATCTCCATGATGGCTTTGAGGTGCAGTATAGGCATAGGTTATCTCCGGACTAGCGTGTATGAATTCCCAGTGGCGTACTTGCTTTTTCTAGGTGAAATCCTAGTCCGTCGCCCTCTAGCCTGGGACAAGAGCAATCTTCCTACGGATCTACCAGCTTCCCGGTTGTGAATCTGAAAGCGATTGTCGTCCCGGTCTTCAAAGACCCTGGCTAGGATTCTGTGATCCAGGACATCGGAGTTCCCAGGAATCGGGAACATGAAATCATGATGCTCGAAGTACCAGTCAGTCGGCACGAACAGCCCGTTGATCGTGTAATGGCTACTGCTGTTGGAATCCGGAGGCGGCGAGAGGACAATCCTCCTACGTCCCGAGGGAATGGTCTCGATGGTGTAAACACTCGGGGTAGCGTCGGATTCCGCCTCCAGATTGCGGGCAAAGAAACGACTAGGCTCCTCATAAGTGAGGGAAACCTCATTGGAGCCATCACTGAGGGTTACAGTGAAGGTCTCTCCACCCTTGTCTTCAGCCCCGCGAGCGAAGTTGAGGCCGAAGCTGTTGGGAAGCAGGTATCTTCGTTTGTTGGTTTGAGTCCGGATGATCGGACTGAGCTGAGTCGCCGCCCAATCCCACTGGAAATCACCTGACAGCTTACGGACCTCATCGGCCAGGATATCCAGGAGTTCCCATCGGTCTACTGGGATCTTCTGGGTAATCGGGTGCCGGATCTGATCTTCAATGGAGTCTAGGTAATTCCTGATTATCATGGACTATCGCTTTGGGTCCGTTTTTTTTGGAGAAGTAATCCTTCTGGTGATTCCGGATCGAAGCCTTGTATTGAGCCCCCCAAGCATCGACCTTGAAGGCTTTCTCAGTCCAATAGGAAATTGCCTTACCCTGGCACTTGGGGCAGAACAGGTCAGGAGCCCCTTCAGTCGATAGGTGAGCCACCAAGCCCCCCCTGACAAGCCTGCTATCCCCATCGTAAGCCCCCATATCCTTGAGCCATTGGTTCGCTAAAACGGCTGTGTCAGCCTCGTCCTTGTCGTTGGCCTCCCGGTGGCAACCGTTACAAACTTTCTTGAGCATCAGCCCTCCCAATCATTTGAGCGTCCATCTCTGGGGGGAACCTTGCGGCTTCTGCCGGGATCTTCCAGCTTGCGCCCCTCACGGGGAGCCACGGTATGACCCCCCTTGACATCAATCAGGTGTTCAATCCCGATCTTGTTGTCCACCTTAGCCACTTGAATCAGGGCCCCCTCCGGGTCGTTGGCGACAATCGGGACCGTCGCGTTAAACGTCGGAGACAGGAACACGAAAGTCTTTCGTCCTTTGGTGGCTGTGGGTTCTTGTGCGCCCATTACAATTCCTCCACAGGTTCGGCCCAGAGTTCCCAGTCGAAACTGGCATTGCCGCCCGTATCAGCGATGACCACATTGGCTCGGGTGAACTCACTGATCTGGCCCTGCATGACGCCCGCAGACAGGGCTACGTCGGCATCTCCGTGCATCTCGCTCTCAGGAGTCTGGCCGCCCCGTTGCCATACGGCGATGACCTCAACGGGAGCGGATTCATCCCCCCCTATCTGAGTGAAATGAATCCAGTCATCCCAATGCTCCGCGCCTTTGCGCCTGAATCCAGACTGCAAGTAAAGATCTAGGTTGTCACCGGAATCGGACTGTACCGCCGTGGCCCGCAGAGTAAAGCGACAACCGATCCAGTGCTTCATGGGATGAAACACGGCAGGAGAGGCACTAGGATTATGAAGATCTATCGTCTCGGTGGCCGCTGTCGTCCTGGATGGAATCAGGAGATACGCTCCTACGTTGTGAATCAAGAGATCACCTCATTTCCTAGTCAGGAGATTTGCCGGGAAAAGCGTTTTTCTTGGGAGCCTCCTGGGTTTTTGCGCCCATCTTGGCCTTGAAATCCTTCTGATGCTTGGCGCAGAAAGGGGCCTTCTTGTTGACCACCTTCTTACCGCACATCGTACACAGCTTGAAGTAGACACCAGCCGCGATCTCAGCCACCAAAGGCTCATGGTCCGGGAACATCTTGTCGTAGCCGTCCTGGGTCTGCCCTCCCGTGAGCGCAAAAGTCACAGGAACGTGGTTGCCAGCCAGCGGAACCCGGTGCCCCGGCCTGAAGGTCTCGATTGACCCGAAATTGGACGCCAGTTCGTCTTCCTCGGAGTGAAGGCGGTACTGGGCATCTTTCCACTCAAAGATCGCGCCATAGCCATCCTCGGCCTTTACAAGACATCCTGTGTCGGCGTCGATGCTCCATGTCTTCCAGGTGTTTTCCCAACGGCGGTGCTGGTCGGTGGAGTAATCCGGGTTGTCCTGCATCTGACCAACGGAGGGCATCGCTGGAATGTTGTGAGACCCCGAGCCTTTGACCATCACCTCTTTGATTTGCTCGTTCCGAAGTTCCAGTTTCTGACGTTCATCTCCCCCTTTGATCTCCGGAGGGGTGATGCTCTTGAGGCGGGCCTGCTCCTTCTTGAGGCGGTCGTGCTGCTGTTGCCAGCCGGAGACTTCCTTCTTGGCTAAGGGATTCAGGGTCGGATCAAGCTCTGCATTGAGGGCGTCGATCTTTTCTTCCATGCCCCTGCGGATTGACTTGGACTGGTATTTGGTTCCCATGCACTCTCCTGAGATAGTGCCGAGGCCCGAAGGCCCCGGCTAGATTGCGTTCAAGGATCAGTCAGCAGAAGCCGTCTGGTTCCACTGGAGTCCGCGCTGAGTGTCAGCGTTGACAACATAAACCGGATCAAAGAAATGCAGATCCGTCGTGACTCCGATGGCCTCGGTGATATTGCTGGCGTCATCCTTCAATCGAATGTAGATGTTGGGGCCAATTTGACCCGTATCGGTCGCAACTCCGGTAAACGCAATATCGGCAGCATTGCGCGTCCTGATATAGCCATCATGGATAGTGATGTTTGCGTTAGCCGTAGTGACGCCTTCTATCGCAGCGGTGCTGAAATTCCCGTCAATCCAGAAATTTCTCAGCGTGTAGTAATCAGCCCCCGTGAGTTGGATGGCAGATGCTCCTCCTGCTGCGGCGGCCCCTGCGTGTTTCCATCCGTCCATCGTGCAACGGTCGCCAGTGACAATGACAACATCCGTGGCCTGACCCGTGACATCCCGATACTCACACCCGATCAGGGCAAAGTCATCGGAGTTGACATCAATGGGCCCGGTGAGAGCATCAATCCCCCCTGTGAACAGGAAGTTGAACATGATGAGGTCCGCCGCATCCACATCCATGTCTGCGCCCACAACTGTCGTGAAGTCAATCGTTGGCCTCACATCGCCGTGGCCCATGCCGATATAGGTCACGCCTGCAACATCCAGATCAAGACCTCCTGCCGCGGTGACGCTTTCCGTATGCCCAGGAAGGACATACACGACATCACCGTTGTTAGCGGTGCATTGACCCGTGGCGTAATCCATTGATGCAAATGGGGTATCTGGAGATTTACCGCTCGTACCGATGTCATCGACTCCAGATCCGCTATCCACAAAAAAGACATCCCCGAAGGTATGGCCGATGGACATGGCATTGTAGGACAGAGAGGATGGCCCGATTCCAAATGAACCCGGTTGATAGGGTATTCCCTTTATATTTGCCGCTCCTGGCATATTTTCCCCCTCCTTAGCTCACCTGGAAGCCCATGATGGGCTGCCAGAATAACCACAGATTGCTGTAGCGCATATAGGCCCGCGCCTTGAAATTGAACTGGTCGAAACTTTCCATGCGGTCAGTCTCGAAGGGCACCCGGTTGTACCAGATGAACGACTTCTTCGCCAAACCCATGTTCAGCGTGAAGTAGTTGTTGGTGTCGTTGAGCCGGGTGGAAGAAACCACCTTGTATCGGCCCGCCTGGATGTTCTTGTCACCCGCCGCCGTATCAAGTCCAACCTTGGTCTGGGTGATCTTGAGGGTCTCATCTTCCAGTTCTGCCGGAACAACGACGGTATCGGGAACTCTGTCGATCCGGATTCCCTTGAAGTCCTTGAACAACCGCATGGTGTACCTGGCCGAAGAAAGGGCCGTGGCCGAGATGGCGGTGGTGGAGAGATTGTCGAAACCGCTGGCGGTGGCGACATCCGGGTCCGGGGTGAGATGGTTGTTGTTGCACAACGAAACCGCCTCACTATGGTCGTAGAACTCCAGATCTCTCACGAAAGCGTTGTTCAGGAGTTGGGCTCCATCATCCTGCTGAGTTTCCCAAGCAGCATCCTTGAAGCCTGCGAAGATCCTCTTGATCTTGCCATGCTGATCGTCGTCCCAGGTCTCTCTGGTGATCTGGACGCCCATCGCATAAGTGACATGGACAGCCGTTACATCGAACCCCTGGACTGGATCTTTATAGACCAGCGTTCCGGTGAACTTGGGGAACTTCGGGAGACCGGAGATTGAGGTCAGTCTCTCCTCGGGCTTGGTTGAAGTGTCGCTGTCGTAGAGAAACTTGATGAGATCAAGGCCCTCTCCGGTGAACGGTTCGTCCATCATGGCCCGGAAGATTGGATTGATAGCGTCGGGGAATTTACCTTTGGTGACTGCCATTTTTCATTCCTCCTTACGCTACAGAGTTGTAAAGGTGGTCAGCAAAAATGATTGCGATGTCCACCGTTGGGTTAGTGGTTGAATCGAGCTTGGCATTGAGATTCCGAGTCCGATTGGTGGAAAGCACACCGTCGATCTGAACACCAGCGACAAAGACATCCAGCACAATCCCGTGGCCCGAATCGGGCAGATCCACTCCTGCGACCCCACCGCCCATAAATTGCTCGAAATTGGTGGTTAGCTCAATTCCCTGCAATCCTGGTGCGAAGGTTCTCAGGAAGGTGTCACCCGAGGCGATATTCCCATCAAAGGGATCATTCATCGTCAGGCTGGTATCGTCTGAATGGGAGTCAATGACTCGCACGGCTCCACGGTTGTTCCCGGTCAGGCCGACAGCATAGCCGCCAGCAAACTCGGAAGTCCCCACGCCCGCATCGGTTAGCACCTTGCCAGCGGTCTCACCGGACTCCTCAGTCATGATGTTCCCGTTAGTAGTTGATGCATTGACCCATGCCGCACCTGCGGCTGTGGTGCCTGAAACGTGGCCGATGACAACCTGGTGAGGGTCGTAGGTGACTTCACCCAAAACTCCACCGCTACCTTGAGTCGTTGAATAGGTCAGGTCTTCTGACTGGAGAATCCCGATGGCTTCCGTGTAATCATTGACGGAAGCCGGGTCTCCCAAAGTTCCGTTTCCGGCGAGCCCTGCCCAACATACGATCTGGCCTTGGGTGAGTGATGCACCGATCAGCCAGCGTCTTGTCAGGGTTTCGGCAATACCGGTTAGTGATCCTGAAGGATTCATAGTTACTCCTAACTGGTTCCATTGATGACGTATCTGGGATCAATGCGAAGTTTCAGCTTGTTGAATTTCTCCTCCGGGTAGAGGGGAGTCAACCGGACCAGGAACGCCCCACATCCGTCACAGTCACCGCGTTTCGCCCCGTAGGGGTGCCAGTCGGGCCTGTAACCGTTGCTTTTCCACCAGAGTCCCTTGGTTCTGACGCACGTTTCGCAGAGGTTCACTCCCTGGCGTTGAGCCACGAACTGATCCATCCAGACGCCGCCCAGAGTTCTTCCGGGCTTGAGTGCCGCGCCTTCGCGGGACATCTTTTCCGCGTTGATGATGATTTTTCTGCGGTCTGAGGTGCCTAGATTCAAGGCTTGGTGGGCAGGAACGTCACCGATTCCGTGGAACCGGACTGTCGCTTTGAGCCAGTTACGTCGGACTATATTCATTTGAACACAACAACATCGCCCTCGTCCTGTCGTCCTTCAAATGAATTTCAGTCCTCGAAGCGTCCTAAGAGCGCGGGTTGTTAGCGGACAACCCGCAAACCGGAGCTAACATCATTCGTGCCTAACCAAAAGCACTTCGATCACCCTACTCCAGCCATCTGTCATTTGTCAATGCCCAAGAATGATGCTCGGTTCCTGGGGTCTTGCAATTTCCGGCTGCGCCACAGAGCCTCCCAGGATCTTTTTACAGACGGTACACTGGGTCAGAGTCATCCTGGACCCTCCAGGAAGCGTGAAGCTCATCATCCAGAGGGGAGGCTCGGCCCCGGCATCGACCTCGACCTGCGTTACTAGCGGGCACCCGCAGGAGTATTTCTCAGTAGGCTCCCCTTTCTTGGGGAGGGCGTCGATCAACTCTCCGTTGGTCTTATCCTTGGGCTTCATGCTCGCAAGGCTGATTTTTGGTTTGCTGTTTTCGGTCAAAATCGACCTCTCTTTCCCCAGGAGATCCTGGCTCCGGCAAAAGGGTCCGGGGTGTAGCAGAATGGACAGCTACCACTAGGATCTTCGGTGTTCTCAGTATCGCTGACAGAAGTAGACTTTGGGACGAACTCTCCGCCGTTGTGGGTACTCTCAATCTCGTTATAGAAACCGCAAGCGTCGCACCTACGAATATCGTTTCCTGGTTCGTGGTTCATCCTAGCTGGTTCCTAGTGCGACATCGCCTTCCATGAGATCGGATTCCGTCACGATCCGGCCCGTTGTACGGCGCACTTTCTTGACTTTATCGGGCAGATTGTCGAAGTATTTCTGCTGGACTTCTTCATCGGTCCCTTCAAAGTATTGCTTCGCTGTGGCCTTCTCTCCCTCATCCAGGAGGTCAAGGTCGGTTCCCCCACCTTTGGCGGGCCTAGGGCCTCCTGTGCCGCCTCCTGAACCCTCCAGGGGTACATCTCCCTGCGCCGCAGGCTGAAGCTGAGGATAACTGGTGGAGTGGCTCTCTGATAAGGCGCGGGAGTGGGCCTCCTTGAGCAGATGGAGATTCAGCTTGGTGCCGCTTCCTGGAACCCTAGGAGTCTCAGTTCCCGGCACGATAATCGTGTCATCCTCGACGATCTTGGTCCCGTTGTTCTGCAACTGATCCAGATAATTGTAATACTCCCAGGTCCGGGCCGAGATGGGATCTCCAGCTTGCTGGTTGCTCAGAGACGCCCAGTGGGGTTGGAGATACGACCAAGTGAGATTGAGTCTTTGATTCTTGGCAAGCTCCACCTGTTGCTCCTGGTTGGTCTGGGCCTTGGCGTCATCGTTAAGACCCTGGAGGGCGGCGGCGATGGCGTTCTCATCCTCTGCGTACACCGCCTCTTTCAGTTGCTTCGCCCTCTCCAGGGCCCCTGTGGGGAGTGTTACCGGAATCTGCTGGTTAGTGGGCTGTCCCACCTGCCGGAGCCTCTCGTTCTCCGTAGCCAGGTTCTGATTGTGCTGGTATTGCTGTTGAGCAGACCGAGTGGAGTCACCGTAGTTCTTCTTGAGCATGGTGTTCTCGGACACGATTTGTTCGTAAGAAGGACGGTCAGGAGCAGGAGACGGTTCCTGTCCCGTTCCAGGCGACAGATTCCCGTCTGCTGGCTTACCTCCCTGGTCGTCAGTTTGGATTCCTTCAGATGGTGGGCTTACTGGCGTTACTGGGTCAGGCATATTGGAAATCTCCCTTTACGCTCGTTCTGAGGGAGGACTAGACCCCAAAAATAAGCGTGATCCGTGTTACCGTCCTTCTTGGGGACTAGGAAAAATCCTAGTCCGGCTCGTTTATAGCTGGTCGCTGTGTTTTTAATTGTTTCTCGTTGCATACAAAGCAAAAATGCGTCCTCAGAATTCTTTCACGATCTCCGCAGTTCTCACACAAGATTTGAGACAGCTCCGTGTCGGCGTCTTTGTAGAGTAGGCCGATTCGCTCTCTCTCTTGACTGTAGCTCCCGTTTTTCGGTAGACGGGCGGCCTGTCTTTGGTTTCGGGTGAGCCGCTTGCTTCGCCGCGATTTCTGCGTTGATAAGTCCCGCATAAAAACCTTTCATCCATTCCGACTTGGGATTGGCCGGGCTGTTCGCCATCGCGGTGAGTTGGCCCATGTACGCCTTGGGCCACACCTTGAGGGTCAAAACCTTCCAGCCCGGCTGTTCCAGAAGGAACTGGAGATCTTCTACGTCCTGAGACTCCAGTTGGATCTGCTTGAATAGATTCTCGAAAAAATGTCCTTCTGGGTGCTTCTCTGCCATTCTACTTCTTGACCGGGCCTCCTAGTCCATAAGCCCAGAATACAGGGCCTAGAGACAGAAGCAGGGACGGTAGATGCGTGACTGACAGGGCATCGGAGAAACTCTCCAGTCCTGCCAGATCGAACCATCCAGCAGCGGCCAGGAGAACGGCGACAACAAATGCGGTGATACTTTTCCAACCTGGGTTTTCAAGTTTGTCGGCAGGCATAGATTCCTCCTACTGGACTGTATCTACTGTGGGCGTTGGTACATTAGCCCCTTCTTCCTCCGGAGTCAAGATTGGCGTGAAGGGCTGCTCCTGCTGGTCCTTGAACAGCTCATCCAGGGATTTACCAATGTCCTGGAGTCCGGCGGAGGGAAAATCCGTGGGCAGGCCTGTGGGCTGATCCCCGTCTACGGGGGCCTCTCCACTGACCGGGATCGGGCTTGGAGTGGGCCACATTTCAGCGAAATTCTTCTTGCCGTGGCTCTCCCATAGTTCCTTAGCCATCGGCCTCAAGACGTTGACATCCCCCCCATGAGCCGCCACGACGGTCTCCCCCAGGATCGAGAACAGGATCTGGTTGGTGTCTTTCTCGGCCTGCCTAGAGGGATTGAGGATGAACTCGAACTCCACGGGTTCCTTGAAAACCTGGGGTGGGATGGACCGTTTCTCGAAAGCCTGGGTCTCCCGATTGAAGAACTCGAATTCTACTGCATCCTTGAGTCCTAGTCCCATGATGGCATGGACCTGGCGGAAGATCTCCACGAAACTCTGCGACATCTGGCGGGTCTTGTAATCAAAAGCGACCTGGGAATTGGCGATCAGGGCCATCGTTGCACGGGCGGTCTCCGGGGCATTAGGGCGGGTAGGAGACACTCCACGGGTGAAATCAGTCACTGACTCTGCCCGCTCAAAGAACGCCTGCACCATGTTGATAGCGGATATCCAGAACGAAGGATCTCCCTGGAATCTAGGAAAAGCCACGCCACTAGGATCGTTCACTGGGACCATCGCCCCAGGCTCCAGGAACATACGCTCCGAGAAATCCCCCATCGAGGACGGGGAGAACAGCATCCAGGGGAGATTCTGAAGATCACCGTAGTCGATCATCTGGTTGAAGAACGAATTGATGGACTTCTGGAGCGA